CACGTCGCCGCAAATATACAGCGATGCGATAAGCGGTATCAGAGCAGCTAATACTCTGCCAAAGAGCTGGAACGGCAGAAACGACCACCCATAGATCAACACCATAAGAATGGACACAAGCGACCAATGTGCTAGCGAATTATACACAAAGACAGACACGGAAAGTAGATTCGGATAAAGGCGCCACATACACAAGATCGCAAGAATCCACGAACCGCATATAAGGCCGAGGAGTAAGTAGATGAATCCGCTGATGTACGGTAATCGTGTTAGATCCGTAGTGCTCCACCCAATCATTATGTATAGAGGAATACCTACAAACACCGTTGAGACAATGCTGTTTGAAGATAATAGTGTCGTAAAGGACTTGTAGAAGGCTCTTAGCCCCTTACAGTGATCACGGGCTGTCATGGTGAATGTGCTGTGAATGGTTATTGGGCGGGGGCTGCCGCCGATGTCAAATTTTTGGGTGATGTGGCTTGTGAGATTCTTGTATCAAAAAATGCGAATTTTTGGCACAAGAGTGTATGTGGGGATTGTGATGTAGAAAATGTAAAAATATATCTCTTAATTCGAGTAAGCCAATCCGCCCATGCCCGACATGATGCGCAGCACGTTGTAGTTAACGGCGTAGATGCGGACCAGCGCGGAGGACTGTGTGTAGCTGCCATCCGCATTTGCGACCAGATCACCGTCAATGCGAGTCTTGAAGGTATCAGGGGTCAGGGTCAGGTTCAGCACGGCATTGTCAATGCGAGAGAAGTTGCAGCTGCCAGAGGGCTGGTGGTCCTCAGGGCGAATGGCGAAGCTGTAGACGTTAACACCCACACCAGGAGAGTTAGTGTGGTGCTGGAAGGGCTGGACCATGTTGAAATACCTGCCCTCACGCTCGCTGAACCGATCATGGCCGTTCAGCTGGATCTTGGCCACGGAGGTAGGGTTGTTCAGCTCGGCATCCGAGTAGCGCCAAGGCTCATTGGTCTGCGAGGCGCAGTCCAGATAGCTGGGGTTCTGGACAACCCAGACGAGCTCCTTGACGGGGTGGTTGAAGTCCAGCTTGATCTTGTTGGAGCTGGATGTGACGGACTCCTCACCAGTGTACTGGAGCTGCTCAATGAGATACTCGTGGGCCACCTGGGCGAAGCGGCGACGCTCCTCCGTGTCTAGGTAGATGTAGTCAACATAGAGGGAGGCAGATACCAGGCCCTTGGAGTTGATCGTATTCAGGAGAGAAGAGATCTGAGAGCTGGTGCCCACTGCGTTTACGAGGTACTTCAGCTCGTTGAACTCCAGATTGATCTTGACCTCGTGATACTGGAGGGCGATCAGGGGGAGCGCAAGCCCGTAGTGACGGTTGAACCAGAATTCAAAGGGGATGTAGAGAGTATGCTCAGGGATACAGTCAAGTTCTCCACCTACAGGGTCAATTGTTGTGTTTGTGCAGAGGGCACGAGTGCCATACAGAATATAGTCAACAAAACCAACATCAGGGTTGTACTTCTGGCAATTGATCACATTCTCACCAGAGGCATCAGGGCAGCCATCACCGCACACATTAGCACTATTACTGATAGTCAGACCGCCATACTGAGACACCATCTCGGTGTAGTTGATGGCCTTGCCGCAAGGCAGAGTCAGCTCATTCCAGATGTGGAGCCAGTCACCATAGTGCTTGTCAATCAGCTGACCGCCGATCTCAATCTCCACATTCTTGATCAGATACTGACCAACATACGGCACCCAGGAGAACTGGGTAACACCAGCAAGAGTCAGGTCCGCACCGCTGACAGCCGGCAGAGTAGTCTGGAGGTACATCTTGGAGATCAGATCACCGTTGCGCGCAATTGTGCACGTCACGCGCTTGCCGAAGCTGGCCACACCGTTGAAGGTCTGCTCAATGGACTCCATAGAGAAGTTAGAGTGGCGGCGGTAAAGCTGCTTGAAGAAGGTAACCTGAGGGTTAGCCGTCAGGTAAACGTCCTGAGCGCCATAAGCGACGAGCTGCATCAAACCACCACCGGACATGTTATATTTTAGCCGGAGAAATTAATTGTGAGCGCAAAAATATGTGGAAGACTAACACTCTCTCTCTGCGTTTAGATTTATTACATTGTTATGTCTCTCATTTCTTTTTGGAAGCCTTCATATTGGATTTGAAGTGGGTTTTACAGAGGTGTTTGGTGGCCGACAGGTCTGCTGCTGATGCTGTGGCAGAGGGATGCTTACATGGTGTGCCTGCTAGAGTTGTGGCTTCGCACTTGTAAACGTAGCCGTGACCGCGGCGGATCTTGTTGGCGTGCCAAGCGGCAGAGGAGGCGTCAAAGAAGGCGGCTGTGAATTCCATTGTTGTTTGTTCTTGGAGTGACATCGTGCTTAGGTTGGTGGTGCTAGCAAAGGTGAGTGTCAGTTTTTCATGGGGCATAGTGCCAGCACGATGGCGGCTGAAATGGACCCCCTCCTTGGTATGGAACCTATGACACGTGATCAGATGTTAGGAATGTGTGAAGCAGTGATTGAACAAAAGAAACGAGAAACGGCTAGCCGAATTATTCGTGAAATCTACCAAGGTGCGCGGATTGCGGCATCAAATGGTGAAAAGAAGTATACACGCATCCAACAGTGGGTGATTGATCGCGCTACAACTGTAGCAGGGCAGCAGAATATAACATTTGACTCTGTGCGTGAGTATATTATGGCGGAGTTACATCGGCTCTTTCCTGGTTGTAAAGTGGAATATGTAGAACGTCGTCCTGATGATATCTTTGGACCACTTGACCGGCGCAGACGTCCTGCTACCTCTCCACATTCTGATGGTATTGACCGTGCTATTATTGTAGACTGGTCATAAATGTATATCTTAAATTTTGGTTGTCGGGTCTCAGAGACGCAACAACCAGAATGTTTTGGATTTTATATGGGAAGTATGATATAGAAAATGTACAAATATATCTCTTAATTCGAGTAAGCCAAGCCGCCCATGCCCGACATGATGCGGAGCACGTTGTAGTTCACGGCGTAGATGCGGACCTTGGCCGTCTTGTTGGTGCCGACCGTGTTGTTGGACAGCGTGAGGATCAGCGTGGCATTGTCAATACGAGACATGTTGCAGCTGCCAGAGGGCTGGTGGTCCTCGGGGTTCAGGGCAAACGAGTAGACGTTGATACCGACCGCGGGGATGTTGGTGTGGTGCTGGAAGGGCTGGACCAAGTTGAAGTACTTGCCCTCACGCTCAGAGAACCGATCGTGGCCGTTGAGCTGGATCTTGCCAACAACCGTAGGGTTCTTGCCGGCGAGGCCCTCAACCGTCGTGATGGAGTAACCAGACTCCAGGGCGGCGCGGTCAAAGTAGTCCGAGTAGTTGAAGGGCTGCTGTCCCTTCCAGACATCCATGGTGCCGTCGCAGGCCACGAACGCGTCGCGCTGGACAACCCAGATGAGCTCCTTAACGGGGTGGTTGAAGGACATCTTGATCTTGTTGGCCGAGGAGGTGACCGACTCATCACCCGTGAACTGGAGCTGCTCAATCAGGTACTCGTGGGCGACCTGGGCGAAGCGGCGGCGCTCCTCCGTGTCAAGGTAGATGTAGTCAACATACAGCGAGGCAGACACCAGGCCAGCCGCGTTAACGCGGTCCTTAATGGCCGGCACATTGCTCCAGCACAGGTTGCGGAGCTCGTTGAACTCAAGGTTCAGCTTGACCTCGTGGTACTGGAGGGCAATCAGAGGGAGAGCCAGACCGGCGTGTCTGTTGAACCAGAACTGGAGAGGAACATACAGCGTGTATTCAGGCGCGCAGCTGCGGCCCTCGGGGCTGGCGTGGGGCTCACCACCCAGGCAGTCATCATCGCAGCCACCATCAGGGCCGACCTGCGTGAGCGTGTTGACGAGCTCGGGCACGTTGCCCACCATCTCGGCGTAACCGGCCTGCTTGCCGGCAGGGCGCGTCAGCTCGTTCCAGATGTGGAGCCAGTCACCATAGTGCTTATCAATGCGCTGCCCACCGATCTCAATCTCAACGTTGCGGATCAGGTTGTGGCCAACCCAGTTGAGCCAGCGGAACTGCGCACCAGAGCCATCATCCTCATCCAGAGCAACCTGGGGGAGAGTGGCCTGGAGGTAGACACGGTAGATCAGATCACCGTTACGGGAGATCGTGCAGGTCACACGCTTACCGAAGTTGGCCACACCGTTGAAGGTCTGCTCAATGGACTCCATAGAGAAGTTAGAGTGGCGGCGGTAAAGCTGCTTGAAAAAGGTAACCTGAGGGTTAGCCGTAAGATAGACATCCTGAGCGCCATAGGCGACGAGCTGCATTAAACCACCACCGGACATTTCTTATACTCCAGGATCCGAAATTATTTTGGGGATCCTGGGAGGATCACTGGAAGATCACCGGGGAGTAAACCTGAACTAGACCCTGAACTAGACCCTGAACTACGAGTGTGTCGGGGCTAAAGCCTTCTTGGGACGAACACCGTCAGATACATATGTCCAGGTCACTAGATGCGGTGCTTGTGAGGGATGTAGTTATGGAGCCGCGGATCGCTTTATCCAAGGCGACCACACTTGAGGCGCACCACCAGCAGAAGATGCGCGAATTTACGGATGAACACGCATCTGTTGGGGAACTGAAAGCAGAGTTGGCTAAAGCAGAGGCACGGCTGGATGAGGTGGCGCTGTTTAGCGATGAATGGCGACAAGTGTCAGATATCATAACAGCCATTAATAAGCAAATTATAGATCTTGACAGTGACAGGCGACGCTTGGACTATTTTTTGGATGTGGGCGATATGTTATTTCAATATTATGATGCGCAGAATGCGTTGGCTAAGGGTGAGTCCAAGCCAAAATCGTCCGTGCCGATGCGAATGCCGGCCAACTCTGTTTTGAGCTATTTCACGGCTGCTGCTGCCCCCGCACCGGCGCCTACTTCTGAAAGTGTAGCAGTTGCTAGTGCTCCTCCTAGAAAACTAGCAGCAAGCGAGATTGATTCCAGCGAGGGCTTCAATCGTGATAAAATCTTGGAGAAATATCTGGCTATGGTGGAACCGTCTGCTATCAAGAGCGGTATCATGCCTGGCAGTGGAATGGAACCTGGATGGGGATGCTGTCCCACATGCGATATAGAAATGACGTTTTATCAGAATGAAGCGTTGTTGGGATGTCCTACCTGCGGCTATGAAGAGTTCATTCTGGTGGATTCCGAAAAGCCGAGCTACAAGGATCCACCCCGTGAGATCACATATTTCGCTTACAAAAAATCCAATCACTTCAATGAGTGGTTGGCACAGTTTCAGGCCAAGGAGAATACTGACATTCCGGCCGATGTTATTGAGGCGGTGGTGTCAGAGCTGCGAAAAGAGCGCATTAGTGATCCGAAACGTGTAAAGAAGGAGAAGATCCGTGAGATTTTACAGAAACTCAAACTGTCAAAGATGTATGACCATGTTCAGCAGATCAAGAATCGGATTCAGCAGCAGATGACACATCTGACGTTATCCAAGGAGATGGAGGAGAAACTACAACACATGTTCAAGGAGATCCAGCCGGCATTCATCAAATATTGTCCGAAGGGTCGGTCCAACTTCTTGTCGTATCCGTATGTGCTTTACAAGCTCTGTCAACTCCTGGAGATGGATGAGTTTCTGCCGTGTTTTCAGCTGCTCAAATCCCGTGAGAAGCTGTACCAACAGGATCAGGTGTGGCAGAAGATATGTGAGGAGCTGGGGTGGCAGTTCATCCGGAGTATTTAAGTTTTCTATATCCTCGTATCAATATGTATAATCCAATAACTGAATATATGCCTCCTCGTATTCTATCAACATAAGATCGTATCTGACGTATAATCCACGCGATCATTCTGCTTTATGTGTGCGGGTCGCTTTATGTGTGCGGTTGTTTTCCACCTAAAGAGTCTATGAATAAAATGGGGAGACGGTCTGTCAGCCTATCTCACCCCGGCCCAGGGGGCTGCCTGGTCGCAAGGCCTACCAGGTCCTTTAACTCAGTGTGGAGGCGCAAGCCGACGTGCTCTGTTGAAGGGCCACCTCTGGTCCTTTAACTCAGTCCGAGAGCGCAAGCGATTGGACTCTGTTGAAGGACCAACGGGTCCTTTAACTCAGTTGGTAGAGTGTCACTCTTATAGCTTATTGCTATGCATGTGAGGTGAATGTCGTGGGTTCAATCCCCACAAGGACCAATTTGACCCTCTTGGCGCAGTTGGAAGCGCGTCCGCCTTCTAAGCGAAAAGCGAATAAAGCGGAAAGTCGCTGGTTCAAGCCCAGCAGCGGGTGTCTATTCAACGGTGTTATCTGTTGAATAGATCCCATATAAACATAACAACTAACACAGAGACTCACAATGGTTGTTATTGCCTCATTTGATCTTGGTATCAAGAATCTGAGTTACTGTGTGGCCGAGTTTGACACCAGCGGTGCTCTAGTTGCGGTGCGGCGGTGGGCGAATCTGAATCTGCTGGCGGATGGCGCGGAATCACAGAGTCAGACACGATGCGGTAAGTGTGCGGGACCGGCGTCTTGGTCTGACCACCCTACTGGAGTGGTCACGGGCTCTTCAGGAGCGGTCACATTATGGTGTAAAAAGTGTGTCAAGAAAGGCGCGGCCGGCACAAAGATCCCTCTAGAACTAACAGCGAAGGCTCCCAAACTCGCCGACTGGCGTGCGTGGGCTCCTGAGGGCCTAGGAATCACCGAGACCGAAGCCAAGCGACTGACCAAGACGGTGCTAGAAGAGCGCGCATCCGCGATCCGTCTAATGCCTTACAAGGCACCGAAAGCCAAGGGTGTAACACTCCAGACACTCCTCGCCGCGATGGAGACATGTCTGACCACAGAACTAACACACCTGGCCACTGCCTCGCGTATTCGTCTTGAGAACCAGCCCGCCGAGTTCGCGCCGCACATGAAATCCATTCAGATTATGCTGTTCACACTGATTGATCATCGTCTGCGCACCGAACATGGGTGGACAGGAACAATGGAGTTTGCGAGTGCCGGTGTCAAGACGAAGGGGACGGATGCCGGTACGGGCAAAGACGCAAAGCGGTCACGAAAACTGGCGGGTATTCAGCGAGTGACGGACATTCTGAAGGCGGCAGGAGCAGCGGGTGCTGCGCATCTGACATGGTGGTCCGCCCAGGCCAAACAGGACGACTTGGCGGATGCGCTTCTCATGTGCTGCGATGCAGTAGCCTAAAGGTGTCTGCCTCTTGGCTCTGCCAAGATGTGTATTATCGCAGACGAGGTCCGGCGAGTAGCGGGAACGAAGCTGTTTGTTATGCCGAGCGCGGATGGACGGCGCCAGATCACCGTATATTCTAATAAGGTTGATACACCTGGTTCCAATGTTATGTGTCTGCCTGTTCCCAATCCGAGCACTATCTCGTTTGAGACAGTGTATAAGGAACTTTTTGACGATTGCGCTCGGTCATTTTCATATCCTGTGTTACGTTCTCTTTATGCGAGTCTTGGCACGGAATCACCGTCATTATATCTGCCTGTTCAAAGTCACGGATCATACAAAGTAGTGTT